CGTGCAAATGAGATTGATCTCTGTTTGAAAAAGAATGTCGAGTGTTCGTATATTGATAAGATTGTTCTTCTCAATGAGTCAATGCTAGAACTTCCTGTGAAGTCAGATAAGATCTATCAGGAGAGTGTCTCTACGCGTCTGAGATTTGATATAGTTTTCAAGTGGATCTATGATAATTACGAGCCAAATACGAATTATGTGATTGCAAACTCTGATATTTATATGGACGAGTCACTGCGTGTCCTCTGGTCTGTGGATATGAGGGATCGTTTTCTATCACTTCTGCGCTGGGATGATTCAGAGAATCCTGACGAGAAGCCTGTACTTTTTGGCCCGCGCGCCGATTCACAGGACACCTGGATTATTTCATCGGAGTCGATTAAGGGTCGCAAGTGGGACTGGAACTCACTGAATATTCCTTTTGGCAAGGGTGGTTGCGATAATGCGATCAATGTCGAGATGCTTCGGCAGAAGTTTCTAGTAGTAAATCCGTGTCTCAGTATTGTAACACACCATGTTCATACCAGTGCGTACCGTACCTATGATCCGAAAGACATTATCGATCGGCCTATTTATATGCATATTAATCCTACTGGAATTCATGATCTAAAGCCTGAAATGAATCTTCCTGGCACACCCTATAGTACTCTAAAGGTAAATGCGTCTATGCCGATTCTGAATGGTCCGTCTGCAGCACAGAAGGAGACCTTTTATACGATGTTAGAGCGCTCAAAGGTTCTTAAAAAGTCGGATGAGATCATTGTAGCTGATCGTAGCATACCGCTATACAAGTTCTCTAATGTTATTGAAAGCTGCGATGGTCTACTTAGCAGCTATAACTCTATTCTTGTCGGTAATTCAAAGACTGCCGCAGATGCCTGGTCGGCAAAGGAGCTAAATGTGGTATCATCCTCTATTGATGTTAATGTGGCACTCGTGGCATATATTTCTGACGAGATTGCGAATGACCCTTATAAGTACATGTTGAACTACCTAGGAAAGATTCTTGTACTACAGGAGGCCGCAGCTGAGGGAGAGTTCCTAGCAATCAATAATGATAAGATGAAGGAGGTTCTCGGTCTGTTTACTTGGAAGCAGGAATCAGTTCCAGTCTTAGCAAGAGACCCTACCTTCCAGGCGTGGTGTAAGACTGCCTATGCCTGGTATCCAAGCGATGGTGCAAATAATATGCCGACCCCACAAGAGATTGCTGCACTGAGAAAGGCGTTTCAGTACAAGTGGGATTCATCGCCGAGTGAGGATGGCCGTATCGTATGTCTAGTTGATGACATCTGGATTACTGAAAAGCTTGTAGGCGATCTTGATACGCATCTGGGCGGTGATGATATGCGGTTCGTCGCTGTCCGTAAGAATGACACATTACTCGAGATTGTTGAGAAGTTTAATGGTGCGACAGGTATTGTAACCTTTGCTGAGAATCCTCTAAATGCTCTTTCATGGCTGCTACCGAACCGTGCCAAGGTCTGGGAGATTCAGAGTGAAATTAAGCCGAGTGTCAGCCTCTTGCAACTCGCTGATGTAGCTGGGCTCAAGCACACACTTCATATTGTGGCTCGGCAGAATCCTCAGAATGATATTGAGAAGCGGATGCTCGTCTCAACACTTTGTAAGGCGATTGGGGGGCTTGTTATTGAGTCTGTAGTGCATAAGCCTGTAGCAGCACAGTCATCTCTACCGGTTGTTCTCATGCCAAACTTCAATCTGGAGGGTTTTTTCGCTCATGCTGGGGACTCCTTTCGTGAGATAGTAAAGATCTGGGGAGAGCGCAAGTATGTCTCTGTTAAGGAGGGGCCAGTACACAATATATGGCTTGGAGATACTCTCCTCTATGATCGCCCAACTTTACAGTGGCTGGAGGCGTCGCCACAGGATGAGCGTGACAAGGCGGTGCGAAGCGTAGCACTCTTTGGTAATCCTGCTCCGCCGGCAAATGGCAAGGCCTGGTCGTTTTGGCCCCGCCGCCCTCGTATTGTTGAGGAACTTGTTGGGCGCGGAGTACCAGCGAAGGGGTTCGATGCTCGTAAACTAGGGAAGGTATTCTATGGGCGGTCTGAGAATGCCGTGCAGAAGGCTAACAGAAGTGTTTATGACTGGTCTACTGCGTGCGATGATTTCGTTCATCTAGAGGGTGTTAAGGAGCCTTATCCGTATACTCATCGCGAATATCTAGAGCGCCTTTCAAATGCGCGGTGGGGGCTCTGTCTAGCTGGATTTGGCAAGAAGTGTCATCGCGAGATTGAGTGTATGGCGATGGGCTGTGTGCCAGTTGTTGCGCCAGAGGTTGATATGGATAATTATGCAGATCCGCCGGTTGAGGGGGTCCATTATATTCGCGTACAGGGGCCTGCTGATATGGCGCGGCTAAATGAGATCGGCCCAGATGAGTGGCAGAAAATGTCTGATGCTGGAAAGGCGTGGTGGTTAAAAAATAGTTCAGTAAAGGGTCTATGGGAATTAACAAAGGAACTTACCGCCAGATAATAAAAATAAGATAGCCGTTAGAGAAAATTTGAGAGAGACTGGGCTGTATTAGTCCGTATAAAATGACGAATCAAACTGTACTTGCACCATCTCTGGGATATTCGCCGATTCCTCCTGCACCTATTATGTGGCAGAACAATGCATATCGTGAGGGCTTCTTTACTGGTGGACTGATTGCAGTTGTGCTAACTCTTGGAATTACACAGTATCTTAAGAGGGTCTAAAGACAATACACTATTAATATTTGGGCACCTTGCAGCAAACTATATTACGACAATAAAGGGTGCCCGTTAGAATAACACCGATATCTGGGATCATATCAGTGTTATAGTATAGTATTAGATCCTTGGCACCTTGCAGCAACTGTATTATACCGGTAAAGGGTGCCAGTTATTAACAGTCTGTTAGTTAATTAGATCTCTAGAAATCTAATTATTATAACAGACTGTCTGAGTTGGTAAGACATCGTACAGCAATACTATTATTTATTTGATAATAATTAAAGGATGTCAGTAAGCTTTTAAAAAAAGCTTAGCAAAATCATTGATAGCTTCTAGCTATCATAAAAACTGCCCTCGTAATCCTTCCGAAAGAGAGATTAACTCGGTATTTTTTTAGTGCTTGTAAAACAAGCACTAAAAAGAATCACCCTCATACTGCAAACTATTGCTAAGTGCTAGACTTTATATAAAATTTAATAATGCAATTAAGCACTAGCCATTAGATACACTAAAATCAATAAATGAACTAACAAGATTATAGTCATTCGAATAATGAGTGTGATCCTCCATATAATGTTCTAAAAATGCCGTCTCAGGTCGAACATGTTCGAGAAACTTACCTATATTGCAAAAGTTTAAGCCAAGTTTATAGCATGATGTCATTAGTAAATTACTAGTATGATTTCGTTTCTCAATGTAGTTATTCGTCGCCTTAAGTTTTAAGTTAAGATGAGGAATAATATAAATCTTTATCTTTTTATTGAAGATATATTCTGAAAGTATCTTGATTTTAAACAGGTCATCATACAATTCTTGGTCGGTTAGTTCTTTAAAGACCAAATTGTATTTCGGTACGAGATTCTTGTCAAAACCAGCACAATAATAATTAATAGGAATATCCCCGTAATAATAAAGTTTTCTAGATGATATCTCTAGAATCAACTTTGTTAAAGATTTCATATCAGATATGTTATCCCTTGTAAAACCAGGTGTTCTGAAGACTACTTGCGGGTTTAGAAGGTCACCAAAGATAATATTTACTAGCTCTGCAGAATTACTATCAACAATTGATTGAATCTTATGCATATTTTCTAGATAGTATATAATTTCTCGAGTTGTATGTAAGCGAGCTCTAAAAAAGTTATACTTATAACCATACATATAACGACACGAACCTATATAAAACATATTAGTTAGTATATGTGTCTGTTTAGACCTGTAATGTCTAGTAGCCTTACTTTGTAGTAATATGTAAGTCTCACTCCGAGTGATTAATGGTGATATTTTTATTCCTAGGAATTAGGTATGGCTAGACCAGCTAATTACGATTATATTTATAAATTCTTTCGAGATGGCGCCATCTCAGATGCAAAACACGATTTTAATGAAGTAGATAACTATGATGTAATTAAGAGTGGACTTTACACCGATCCGAATCATGGTGACTATCCCCAGCATCCCAAATTAGAAAATGCATTTTTGGATAGTATATTTGGTGATAGAACTATTGATAGTATTAAGAATGATGTAAAGGCTTCTCCAGCCAAAGAGATTAGTAATATTGATATAAATGGTCTTACACCCCATAAATACACTGTAAAAATATTGCATCATCTTGGTAATACCAATATTGATGATATAATTAATAGTAAGCTTCTTACTATAGCTGATATTAAGGCCTTTTTCAATTCACTTATTATTAATTTCCTTATAGATGCTTCCGCAATGGGCTTTATGGAACTTATTTCATCACTGAAAGCTGCTGCTGGCGCTGGCGCTGGTGCACAACAAGAAAAACTCCTCATAAACCTTGTACTAAATCGCGAATCAATTAACGACCCTGCTGGAAAGATTACTGAATTTAAGACACTTGATCCGAGCGTGAAAGGCCTCTTAGAAACGGATGTACTCGTTGACCGTGATGTATCTGAAATTCTCTACATGAAAAATACAGCCGATCTAGCCCCTACATCCCTGCATAAAGATAAGTTCTTCTCAAAGTATGACTTCAAGATGGGGCCTGTAATGTACCAAGAGAATAAGAAGGGTAGTATAGCAGCTAAGTTTGTTTCTACAAAAGTTAATATCTTAGATGGTACTGAGGCTATCCACACTGTCACCGATAAAAATGAAAATTCCATTACTAAATGTTGGAAAATGTTAAGGGCACTCTTTGGACAAGATGATAAAAAGGCCTCAGTTATCTTCCAAGCGAAGAGGGCCGGCGACTGGTTACAGGCCCTCTCCTGTCTGGACCTTAAGCGAAATTATGGCTTTACTAGAAGTGGAAAAATAGGAAATGTAACAGGCCCTATTACAATCGTAACACATGACAAAATTCTAGTGGCCTACGCTCTCTTTATAGGTCTGGATGTAGTCTTTACAAATAGGAATGTCGGCGAGAAAAATCTGTTCTACTTTTACAATGATACTAGTGAGGCCCGTCTCAAGCCTGAAGACTTGGCAGAGTATTTAGCGGGTGTTGCCGAGGATCTACGAAAGAAAAAGGCAGAAGAAGATTCTGTTAGAGTGGCCGCTGTCAAACAATATATTGACAGTGAAATCGAAGCTCATCTTAAATTTATCGATGAATATATGATATGGGTGAATGAAGTTAAGAAAGATCGCGCTAATGCAGTTGCTGAGAGTCTTGACAGAGGCGTATCTACAAATGATTATTTTAAGAAGCTCTGGGAATATACAGCAATTAATTATCGCGACTTTACTGAAACGAAACGGGTGTTATTGGAACTAAAGGGTAAGTTTGAGGAGGATCCAAATGAGGAGATATGCAAGAGAATACTTGTCTTTAAGGCTGATCTCGACGAGGCCAAGAATGATACTAAGGAAACAATTATAAGATCGAGTAGATCTTATATAAATAATTCAGACTATTTGCGTATGGACTCTCCAAAAACAATTCTAGGATGGCGCGGATTTGATAAGGCTCAGCAAAGGCTCGTAAATATGGCTGATATATTTAGCAAGCAACTTCCCTTTTTACTTTTTAAACAATTTAGAGATACCTGTATTAAATGGAGCGAGGAAATTAAAAGCGATCACGATGAAAATGCAAATTATATGATTCACTCTCTAGCTACACTTGTAAAGGCAATAAAATCTCCTCACGAAGACTTTCCTGATATGGCAGAAGCCGTGATGACTGTTACAGATGAAAATGATGTTGAGGCAATCGCTGCATTTACAAATATACTTGTCCCTGAAGAGGGTGAAATTATAGAAGGGCGTCATGCTCTAGGGGCCTTGGCACAATTAATTGCAGACTACAGATATGTAGATTTTCAACCAGATCGTGAGGAAGGTGACATTACAGAAGGTGGGGGGACTCGTACAATAAAGGCTAACCCTCTTACTAATGTTGAAACCTCTTTCCTTATTAATATCTATTTAAATGTATTATACGGAAATCTATCTGAAATGGATTCAGATAATTTCGACTATGATTATTATAAAGATCTTATTATATATATTAACATATATTTTAGCAAGTTCATTCATGCAAAAGATAGGTTATACATTTTATATAAGAAGCTGTCAAAAATATCCTTTTTATCAACTGTAATATCTAGAGAGGCAATTGGATATGAGGCGAAGCATCTTGGAAAGTTATTTTCTATTGGAAGATTAAATAAATTTAGAATAGATGAGAATGATATTACAAGACTGCGTGATGAGTTTACGACGAAAGATATGTTACTCAAGTATTTACATAGTGAGTTTGAAAAGGTGGAAATAGAGAGAGATGAAGCTGGTCCAGTTCAAACTCCTAACAGGGGTTCCACAAGAAAGAGAAAACTAAACAACTCAGCACTGAATACACCAAAAACAGTAAAAACAAGAAAACATAATCGTCCTAGCCATCAGAGCCATCTACTTAATTTAAGTATATGACGGTAGGATTTTCAGATGAGGTTATAACAGATTAAAGGCCGCATAATAGCTAAAGACATCCAGGCGCTTTCGAGTCTGATATAAAAAAGATTCTTTAATCAGTGTATCATAATCTATAGTATCGATCCGCGCTAAAAGATCTTCAATACTACTGAAGAATAGAACATTCTTAAATTGTGTAAAATCACTTCTAGAAACGAACTCGCGAACTGTGGTAGGATTCCAGAATTGGTCTGGGGGTTGCGTGGCGACCCTATCCCCTCTGAAACAGTACCACGATAATTCACTGTGACCCTCTAATAGGATACGTTCAAGAAATTCTGGAGTCGGTACCCAAATTGGAACATTTGCTGCAGCCTGCTCGAAGCAACTCATAGTGCTAATATTATATGGAATATGTATTACCGCTCTGAAGCCATTGAGAAGATCATCATCCAGATACCCCCCCTTTTTCTGGCAAAGTTCAGAGGTCGATTGAGCTCTAGGACCGAGCCGCTTCGATAATTCTATAAGAGTCTTTGAACCCTTTCCATCTATAATATGAAAACGCGTATCCCAAAGAAGAAACGGGCCTACTTCATCATTAATTCTAAATCGCAGAGGTGAGGTGCAGAGACTGGGAATTACAGGATAATGGCAATTCTTGAAATACTGTTCGAAATACCACTTATCTCCTTGGTTATTATGAATTACTCTCAGCTGACCCGAGGCTAGTGCGTTTTGAATTCTAGAGCACAGATCCTTAAATTGGGGCGGATCTGTTGTAATCTCATTTCCAAAACGGGTAGAATTCACATGAATCAGGGGGAGTCCAGTGGCTACAAAATGGAGCGGATAGCGCATACAATGAGATGTAATTACAAGATCATAATTCTCTCGAACTGTTTTAATTATAGAGTCCGAGGCCCCAATTGGACCCTTCAGGAGTGGTATAGAGGATGTGAATTCACCGAACTCTGAAGGCCACTGCCCCCCTGTAGGTTTTTTTCCATCTGAAAGCCAATAGAAATCTCCGCGAATTCCAAGAAACCAGAGCTGCTTTCTAAGATCCGGTAGAACACCGCAATGGTGACATATCATAAAGGCTTTGCGTATAGGGGCGACTGGTACCCAGATCCAGAGCGTCCAGGCTGTTCCTGGAGCTTCAAGAGTTTCATTATATGATGCAGTAGACACCATTTGTCCGTATTTGGCATAGGCCTTCATCCAGGCAAAGGATATAGGTCCCCTGGAGAGTAGAGCCTGAAATGGGCCAGTATGTGTATAGGCTCTGTGCTCCTCTGATTTCATGGGAACCCATTGTGATTTGAAGAGTGCGTTTATTAGCGGTAATATATTTTGAGCGCTTTCTAAAAACTTAAACCAAATAGAACGCGGTCTAATAGCTCGTGAATTCTGTATCCAAATAATACCGCCCCCATAAAGTAAACAGGGATCTATATAATCTATAATACCAAGCTCATCAATGTCTGATAAATCTTGAAAGAGTCCCATACTGAACTTATAATAACATATTCTTTAAAGTATCACCTCTAAATAGGGATGGAACATATCGCGGAAAAAGACGATTCAAGAAGTGAAACATCAACTGAAATTGCGAACAGCTGGAATGACGCCCAGGAGGGCCTTCTAAAGGCAATTTCAGAACGCTCCAATTGTATGAGATGGCTGCATACACAATGCAATTATCACTTCGATTCAATGAATTTCTATTTAACTATACCAAATATTATACTATCAACCTTAAATGGAGGATTTACAATGAGTCTTACATCTGTCTTTCCCGATTTACAGGCGCAACATATCGCTACCATCATAATTGGAATTATTAGTATATTTTCGGCAGTTCTTACAACCCTAAATCAGTACATCAAGTCGCAACAGATGATGGAGGCGCACCGAGCAGCCTCAATATCCTATGGAAAGTTGAATCGCACAATTAATAATGAACTTGCGCTTAGACGCGATCAGCGCTCGAATGCAATTGAGTTCTTAAAGGTTGTGCGGTCCGAACAAGACCGTCTTGAAAACACGGCCCCATCTATACTACCCCAAGTAATTCACAAATTTAATAAGCAGTTTGCCGACAGAGATATAGAGAAACCTGAAATAGCTGGAGATCTTGATGAAACAAATGTAAATTCAACATCGAAGGTGCGAGTAGCACCGGCACCCCTTACAATTAAACCGAGGGCGCGGAGTGCTAGAACAAACTCATCGCCTGTTGTTACAACTGACAAAACACCCTTTGAAGCACTTCGTGAACCTCTCGTAAGTCAGGTAGATGCTGTGCTTTTCCCCAGTCAAACAAAATCTAATATTCAGAAAGAATGAGTCTTATGAACCACACCGATAAGATAGTATTTTTAAAAGACTATCTTATAGCGGAAGACAGAGAATATTTGCTGATTTATGGATCCGCTGCATCTGGAAAGTTTTATATCGTTAAACAGGCCTATAACATTCTTGACGACACCTCCAAATCATCACTGTATTTGACCGTAATTTACAAGGACGCCCCTATACACTATGGTGATAAGACAGCTAGCAAACGGAAGACAATTCTTATTCGTGAAACACTTGATTCAATAGCAATGAATTATATAAATGGCTGGTCCGCGGAGGTAAAAGAGTTTATTCCTGATCCAATTCACACGCTCCATACAATTTACAATTATGATGTGGAATTACGGAAATGGTTGAGGGTCCTTAAAACAGATAGTACAGATATTGGAAGCCCTGTACTTGATCTTATACCTCTAAGAGAGGAATTCTTAAAGGTGAATTATGATAGGTCTGTAGCCGATACAGTGGTCTATGACTATGGACTGAAAGGGCAAGAGGCCTCAGTCACATTTACAGTATCTACAATTCAATTTGGAGGGTTTTCTAAGCTCTATTCAAGAAGTTGAAGTTAAACAGAATAAGCATAATACACTATAGATATAGCAACAAAAACACCTGGGCTCGGTCTCGGGCTGTGCCAGAGGGGGGCTCTCTTGAACAACTGATAGACTGCGGTGAATCGGATTTCTGTTTATGTTGTCAGCATCCATCTAACAATACAATAGGGAATTCGATGGAACGCCACCTCAGATTTCTGCAAATGGAATTGCACAAGGGCCCATCTCCTGCGCGGATTAGAAAAATCAAAGAAGAGTTGCGCTATTTAGACCAACAAACATTTCAAACCGGCAGTAAAAGTAAGAGTAGATGGGGAAACATCACACCGAAGATTACAAACTCTCCGCTGTGAGGTATGCTTTGCGAACAGATAATCAAGTAGAAACCTGTGAAGTTTTTGATTGTAAAAGGTCATCTTTACAGGATTGGATTGATTTATACCAGAAAACTGGTTCTCCTGTAAGGAAAACAAGAAAGAACCGAGTTGCCTATAAAGTGCGTAAAGAACATATTGAATTCCTGAGGGCAGAACTGAAAAGGAAACCTGATATTTTTATGCCTGATTTGAAAGGACTACTGGAACAGAAGTATCCCGATGTTTCACTTACAAGCGTTCATATAGGCAGATTATTACGAGATAATAACAAGACACGAAAGCGATTGCGTAAAATACATCAACCTGCTACATACAGAGGCAAACCAAGAGAGCATCAAAAAGAGGTAAGCACTTTCATTCAAGAAGTAAGGAAGTATTCTATGGATAAGATTATCTGTTTAGATGAAACTGCATTATATCCTGCGTTGCATCCCTCTTATGCTCGTTGTGATAGTGGAAAGCGATGCTATGTAAAAACTACTGATAGTAAAGTTTTCAAGCATTATTCTCTACTGGTTGCGATTACTAATAAAGAAACAATAGCAACAAAACTCTACGAGCAAGGAGCAGTAAATTCAGAACGCTTAGCAGAGTTTATTACCAATAATATCAAGGGCAAATTTCAAGACCATCTTATCATTATGGATAATGCAATGTTCCACAAATCACCAGAGGTAAAGAAAGCGGTAGAAGATTCTGGAAACAAGATACTTTATAGTGTTGCCTATTATCCTCGTTCTAATCCCATAGAGCAGTATTTCAATCAGGTGAAGCATTACATCAAGAAGGAATCGCCTATCAGTTTTGAGGACATCAAGAAGACATTAGCACATAGCATAAAACAGGTAAAGGAGAAGCACTACCAGAACTATTTTATACACGCCTTTAATGTTGAATGGCTGAAGAAGGACAGGAAGACTCGCCGACGACCTCCCAAACTTTATAAAAATTGATTCCTCCGGATCCAACGATTTCGTTAAACTTCGTGAAAAAGGTTTAAAGATTTTGTGCGTATATAGTATAAGACAAAATGGTGAAGTATAGTTGTGAAACCTGCCAGAAAACTTTTACACAGAAGGGTCATCTGGAAGACCATCAGAATCGTAAGCGTCCTTGTAAAAAGGATAATACGATTGAAGCACTTGTAGAACAAAAGGTGAAGGAAGCGTTGTCAAAAACGAATGAGGGAGCGGTAAAAATTGACACCACAACTACGACTATTATGCAGTCAAACACAATGGACTACACAAAGAAAACTCGTGAGGAACTGATTGCGATTTGTAAGGAGAAGAGTATCAAAGGATATAGTGGTAAGAAGAAGGATGAGATTATTCAACTTCTTACACATAAACTTCCTACAGAAATTACTCCACAAAACGCAATCGTCAATACAAGTATTGTAGATATTATTCCAAGCACAGATATTACAAATATAAAATACATTGATTTATTCTGTGGTATCGGCGGATTTCATCAAGCACTAACAAATATTATCCCTACATCATCGTGTGTATTAGCATCGGATATTGATGAAAATGCAAGAAAGACATATGAAACAAACCATACACTAAAACCAGTGGGTGATATTAAAAAGATTGATATTAACGCAATTCCTACATTTAACCTAATTTGTGGAGGGTTTCCTTGCCAGGCGTTCAGTATTGCACAATGGAAAGATAAAAAGGCGTTTGACGATCCGCGTGGGACGTTATTCTTTGAAATTCTAAAAGTAATTGATATTCATAAACCAAAATGTATTCTATTAGAAAATGTATCACATTTAACAAAGATAAATAAAGGTGCTGTTTTACAAACTCTATTGAATTCTTTGAAGACACGTGGGTATAAAGTGTCATATCAATTACTAAGTCCTCATCAATTTGGAATTCCTCAAAACAGAGAAAGAGTGTATATTGTTGCAACAGCATCCGAAAAAGAGTTTGATTTTAAAATCTTATCTCAAAAGACATCTATCTGTAAGTTATCAGATATTCTAGATACAGATGTCTCAGAAGAATATTATATTGATACATCTAAATATAAAATTCTGGAAAATACCCAAATTAAAAAACAATCTAAAAGTGGTTTGAAGTTCTGCGGTTATCTAAAAGGGGAACTAAGAAAGGTTGGGGCAAAAGAAAACACAGAGCATTTATCAAGAGTCCATAAACAATTGATGAGGATTTATAGTAGCGATGGAACACATCCTACGTTGGCTGCATCTGAGACTTCAGGTAGATATCATATTTATGAAGAATCAACCAAAAGAGTAAGACGACTAACTTTAAACGAATGTTATAAATTAATGGCGTATCCTTCAACATTTATAAAAAATACAAATAAGGGTGTTGCATATAAGCAAATAGGAAATAGTGTTTGTGTGCGTGTTATAGAAGAGATTATTAAAGAGATGGTGAAACAAGAAGTGATGTAAGAATTTCGTTGATAGATTCTTTGATAGAGACACTCATATTCTTATAAGATACTATCTGTGTTCTTAACTCTTTAATGAATAACAAACATATTGTCTTTTCATGAAATATTGTATGTTGTAGATATGATATAACGAATCCATTTAGTGTATCAATACAGATATTATTTTGAACAACCCTTCTTTCTGTCTTTGCTGTTGTAATTATAAATTTCAAAGGAATATCTTCGTCCTTTATTTTTTCATCAAATACTGCTACAATCGTGTCAGTTATTGGAATTTTATGTTTGACTTCAATAGCAATTTTGGGTTTGAAACGGACATCTAAACCTTCAATATCTCCATATGATTTACTATGATTATCTGGTGCGGTATGTTCTTTTAATGGTTTCATTGTAATTCCTACCCACAAATATGGTTGAATTACAGATAGTAAAGTGTGTGTAATAATTACAGGAATAACAGATGATCCGCTACCAAGTTTATTTATTTCATCAAGTAATTTTGAAATATCAAGTATATTCATATGCTTTGAAGACACAACAATAGAATTCTTCAATGATGTAGTTGCCTCTTTTCTGTTTTTTAGAAATATCATCAAATATGCAAGTATATCATTGAGAAGATTTATATCTATTTTTGTATTTATTATTTCTACAATATTTAGAAATGATGTCTTACACTCCTTTGGAGAAATCATCCCTGAATATTTTTTATTGAATGGTTCTGCCTTTTCAAATGAGCGTGTAAGGGCAAACTCAGTTGATGTATCATATAATCCCTTTTTATATAGATAATCAGATACATAGCATCTATCTATTGTTCTTAAACTATACTTTCCACCAATTTGTGTTTGATGATTGCGAGTATCCCAATCAGAATACATTATCTTTGCAATTACAGAAACAATAGTTGCCTTTAATGGTGCCCAAGATTTTGAAATATTATTTGATATTATATCAAGTTCATCTTTGATACATACATCTCCACATTTTTCTGTCAAACGAGTAGTATCAACAATATTAGAATCTAATGCCTTTTGAAGTATTGATGAATAATTATCGGTCATCTCTACTTTTGCTGGTGGAATTACCTTTACATCAGTTTCCGCCTCAATTTTTGGTGCTGAAACTGGCGTAGCATCTCTCTGCGTAATCATCTCAATCAGTTCCTCTTTACTCTTTCCTGTAATGCCCTTGATTTTGCGGTCCTTACAGAGTGCTTTGAGTTCGTCTTTTTTCATCTTGGAATAGTTCATTTTGGATACTTCGGTTTTGTTAATGCTTACCAATTCGTTTTTGCTGGATTCAATTTTTTAGTCGTTAAGTGCCGGTTTGAAATGTTTGTTGGTCTAAAAGCTATAATAAGAGCTGCCCTTTCCGCCAGAGCCGCGTCAAACCCCTATAAGTGAAAATACACAACTTCAAAAGAATGCCCTGTCCTTGTAATCTGCCATTAGAACTATATCCCGAAGCAGCTGAATGGGGACCCCTTTTATGGACGATTTTACATGCCCTTGCGGAGAAATCCGGTCGCACTGTCTCACCATTATATGCTGAGGATGAGCGCAGAACCTGGATACATTTTTTTAAACACACAAGTGAAATAATCCCCTGCCATGTATGTAAGGAGCATTTTAGACTATATTTGAAAGAGCATCCTGTTGATGAACTAAAGACGATCCCATTATCTGGCCTACATAATTGGATACGGACCTGGTTCTGGGAAGTTCACCAGTGGGTTAACATGACCCTAGAAAAACCCTCCTTCTCAATGGATTTACTAACAGTTACATATTCAAATATAGATATTCGCACCTATATAAAGCGCCTAGAGGCACCACTAAAGCGTGCTATTATGCTTTCAGGAAATCAATATATAAAGTTTAATGAATGGAAATCTAAGACCCTTTTATTATTATCACTTTTTGGCATGTAACAGCTAGTACTGAAGTTAAGTACTCCCCATGGATAAGGCCACAAGGTGGCCTTATGTCATTGGAGTCACTTTAGCTTCTCGTTCTAGCCATCAGAGCCATGTACTTAAATTAAGTATATGGCAGTAAGATTAGTAATGAGAGGAAGGACTCGCAAGATGCGAGGCGGCAGTCGTCTAAATGTCACCTTCGGTCAAATAAAAGCCACAGGACAGTTAGTGAATAAACGCGCAACCATTGAAAAACCGATAGTAAAATGGGCTACAGAACCCGATACTTATTACACAATTATATGTATTGATCCAGATGCCGTGGCAAAATCATGGCTTCACTGGATGGTTGTAAATTGTGAGGGAGGAAATCCCGATTCTGGGAGTGAGCTTGTAAAATGGGCGCCACCCACGCCGCCAAGTGGAACACATAACTACATTTTCTATCTCTTTTCACATACTTACAAGATTGCGGTTGATCCACCAGAGCAACGTGGCTACTTTAAAATTGATGAATTTGTGAAAAATAACGGACTGTATAAGAAAAAGGTTACTAGTATAAAAGTATCATCTAAGTAGAATGATTAATCCGAATTATATATCGCTAAGACCTATTGGTAAATTTGCATCAGGATATGATGCTAAGTCGAGTAGAGTATGGTACAGCAATTTATCAAGAGTTGATAAACTAAGAGAGGATGAATATCAGCGATCGATTCTTAGAAAGAAGTATCCTAAATATTCGCTAACGGAGATTGAGACGATTCGTTTAAGGACAAGTGCCTAAGCATACTTGCCGACCTCTAAGGACAAGTGCCTAAGCATACTTGCCGACCTCTAAGGACAAGTGCCTAAGCATACTTGCCGACCTCTAAGGACAAGTGCCTAAACTTCATAAACTTATACTATTAAAGATGCTCGTAGTATCAGCATATTACATGATTCCATCTAAACAGCCTCACGCTTTTTACATGGGAAATATTCAACGCTATTTCAGATTTATGAAGACCAGGGTAATATTTTACACGAGCCAAGATATGTTTAAGAGGTTGTCGCCCTATGCTGGAAAAAATATCACATTTCGCATAGTTGAATTCAAGCATCTAGAAGTTTTTAAGGAATTTCCGAAAGAGTTCTGGGAACGGCAGATTCAGCGCGATCCTGAATCTTACCATACATGGCAGCTCGGTGCCATCTGGGCCAATAAGAAATATTTCGTTTCTGCCGCCGCCAAGGAATTTCCAGATGAATGGATAATGTGGATGGATGCCGGCTGTGTACGTAAGGAAACCTGGGCGCCTTTTGTAGATGAGTTTACAAGACGCCGCCTACCGATCACACCAAGTGTCTACGCACAGGTCTTGAATCCATTTCCAAAGGATGTAACATTCTTCAAATATCCGAATGTGTATGTTGCTGGAGCTCTAATTCTTTTTCACAGATCATGTATTCAGGATTATATTAATAATTATAATACAATTCTGAAAGAGTATGATGCAAATAGCGTTTCCGCAACAATGGATCAATATATAATGGCCTCTGTTATGAATCGGTATCCGCGCTGGATAGGGGTAGAACGCATGAAACTAGATATTATTGATTATCTAAACACATGCCCTGATCCATGGTTCTTCTTCCTAGCATATTTTTAGCGTGCCAAAAAGGTCGCCGCCTCCATACTTCTAAAATATGTCATAGTAGTATTTGTCATAAAAAGAAACTTGCCTACCTCATTTGAAAGTGAGGTAATAAGGTTCTCTGATGTTTGAAGACATGATAACATAGTAACAAACTCGTTATAGGCCTGGGTACGCAGTCTTACATTCTGGCGCTCAAAACTGGCTACCGAAAATCCATTGACTGTCATACTTACCTGAGGGATCGTATAAATCTTCCAGTTTGGTCTAGCGCCTCTCATAAATTCCTCTAGCAGTTCACTGCGTTCTGCAACAACAAAAACAGATAGAACTTCAGGATTCTTAAGATTATTATTTATTTCATTTACTGCCTGGAGATAGGGCGCAACAGTAGAGACAGGATCAAATTGCCGCTGGACCGTATTACTTGAGATATGTACTCCAACATTGATAATATCAGGAATATTATACTGTGTTCTCATCTTGCTGATTTCACTTATCATAGAGGGACTCCATTCAAGAATACTTGTAGCCTGAAGCTGAATTTCATCGCGCGTGAGACTATTCACATAGGGGATTACGCGCGAAGGATCATGCTGAATCAGTGTAGTCGCATTTGCAACCATTGAATCGACAAAGGTCGTATTAGAAACTTCCTGAAAGGTACTCTTAAGAATTGAGAAGGATGGGCTAACAGGATTCGTCTGATCATACACTACAAGCGGCCGCCCTACTGATCTTGCATAGATATTTGTATAGAAATACTGATTAAATTGCTCGCAAAACTCACCGGCACCTGTCTTAAAAAGAAAGGGGCGAACGGTATCTACCGCCTTTTTTGCTGCGCCCACGCGAATCCAAGAAGTCATATAAGTATAATTTACGATTTAGGGTTTAGCCCATGCGCTATAAAGAATAAATATTATTTAACTAATAAAATACAGAATGAAATATTGTGTATTAGTAATTGCGATAGGTGATATTCATTATAAAGCAGATGCAAAAGAAGTTCTTACACATTATTTTGAGAAACATGGTATTCCCTATGTATTTTTAGAGGAGAATTTATCACCTGAGTTAAATTACAAAAAGGCGCATCCTAGTTGGCTTAAAATGATATGTCATCGTATTCTTCCCGGCTATGATTCTATTATATGTTGGGATCTCGATCTTCTTCCTGCTACACCTGATACACTTGTCATACAAGATTTCGATCTCACGCGTATGTGTTTAGCAATAGATGATACCATTAGAATAAATGGTACTGAAATACATCCAAGTTGTCCTAATTTTAAATACAATTGTGGACTAATATGTATACCCAAGAAATATAGTAATTTTACTGAGAATATTTACGATACATTTGCGCCTGGCACTCTTCAATTATGGGAACAATTTTATTTTAATAATATGGTTTTTGAAGAAAATATAGATATTTTTGTACTTCCTGATGATATAAATGTATTTTGCGGAACAAATAATTTTAAGATGGCGCGTCTTCAGCATTTTACATATGGTCTATATGCAAAACATTTGTTGACTTTACATAAATACCTTTACTTTCTAGATGTAAGTGGTTACAACTATCCAAAAATGTATCCAACGCGGATAGATATGATTAATGATTTAATAGTGAGTGGCTCTACAATTTGTGAAATTGGTATTTTTAGAGGCGATTTTGCAAAAGAACTTATTAAACTTAACCCATCAAGACTTGTTCTACTTGATATATTTGAAGGTATTGTAGATTCTGGGGATCAAGATGGTAATAATTATATTACAATAAATTTAGATCAAGCATATAATAATCTAAAGGAGCATTTTTCCAATGACTCTAGAGTTGAATTTATGAAGGGTGATAGTTCTACAAATCTTAGAACCTTTCCTGACGAGACCTTTGATATGATATATATTGATGGGGATCATAGCTACGAGGGCTGTAAGAAGGACTTACTTCAAGCCTATGCAAAGATTAAGAACGGCGGCTGGATAATGGGACACGATTATGAGATGAACATGGTAAAGGCAAACAAAGCATACATATTTGGTGTTCGTAAAGCAGTTGATGAGTTTTGTTTGATGCACGGACAAACTATACATTCAAGGGCTATGGATGGCTGCGTTTCGTACGCTATATGTATTAATAAGGCCTAAACTATAACATAATATAAAAGATAATGCCCTCAATCTATATAGAGCTACATTCTGGACTCGGAAATCAGATCTTTCAATATGCTATAGCAGTGGCACTTTGGACTAACTTCAGATTTAAGACCTATATTCTACCGTCTCGCGGAAATACACACTCTAAAATGAACTATCAGAATATTTTCACTATAGTGGGACATGTCACAGATAATACCTATCCAAAGAATGCCACCGATGAGGCCATTCCAAAGAATGCTATTGTTATTAATAAAAAGTCTTCTGCCTTTGCCTGGTGGGATATGAAGACGATGGAGGCCTTTCACACAGTGCGCCTATCAGGCTACTACCAGAATTATGACCTTTTCAAATCGGCTATTCCTAGGATTGCAATGGAGCTGCCACCTGTTTTCGATAAGATATATGGAATCCCAACATGGAATCCTGTGAGTGCTGGTTTTATTCATGTTCGTCGCGCAGACTACCTCTTATCACATGCAAAAATGTATAATCTCCAGATGGACTACTACAATGAGGCTATCGACAAGATTCAATGTATTAATCCTGGCCTCAGGTGGATCATCGTGAGTGATGATATAGCCTGGTGCAAGGCTCAGATCTGGAAAACGATTGGCCCACCTACATTTTTTGAGACACCAGATGAGTTGAAGGCATTCTGGTGTCTACTGAATTGTAAGGCCGGTGCAGTAATAGCAAATTCCACCTTCAGTTATTGGGCTGCCCTTATATCGGCGAGCCAATTCAAATCGCCTGTAGTCTATCCGCGCGCCTGGCATTTGGAAGAGGACCCCCAACTCTTTCCTGCCGAGTGGATACCCGTGGGATCTAAGGAAAATAGTCTAAAGATTCGGTCTTAAATACTTTTAAGAAACAGGCCGCCCCTTACTAGATGGAAATAACACTTACTCTACCACTCTCGTACACTCTGCCGTCATTATATACCAACGCTGAACCAAAAGTTATTGCTCTTGCACTATCTCTTGGAGCAGAAGCGTATGAAAGTTTAGAGGGTACGGCGGTGGCTTTGGCGCGATCTGAGACAAATGCTGAGGCGGTTGCAAAGGTTACTGCAGAGTTCAACGGTGAAATCGAGGCTCTTAGCACCGAGTACAAGCAGAAACTGAAACTCCTAGCCCAGGAGAAGGCCCGTGCAGAAGAGACCTGCTCGGCGATTCAGACAACTCTGACCGCCCTTGAAAGTCAGCAATCCCTATCGAGAGCACAGATTCAAAAGGAGACTAAAGATTCGTACCAGGACCTCTTGAAGGCGAAAGAGGAGCAAATTGCGACCCTGCAGAAGACTCTAGAGCAACATATCGAGGGTATGAGTGGGAAGGTAGAACTTCTACAGAATTCTATCACACGGACCTTTGCCTCATCAAAGGATAAGGGGTCCTATGGTGAAAACTTTATCGAGGGAATGTTAAAGAAGGCCTTTGATTGTGATATTCAGGTTGTTAGCAAGGAGGCCCAGAGCGCGGATATCCGTATGGTGCGCGGCCCTCAGCTGGAATATTTCTGGGAGATCAAAAACTATACTCGCATGGTGACAAGCGAAGAGATAGAGAAGTTTCGCCGTGACATGCGCCTACATCCAGAGGTCTGTGGTGGATTTCTCGTGAGTCTTCGAACGGGTATTACTGGTCGTAATCGCGGTGGTGATATAGATATCGAGTTTCTAGAGGACGGGCGATTTATTGTGTATATCAGTACTCTTATGGCGCGAGAGGATATTGTCTTTTATCTACAGACCCTTCGACCACTTCTACAGGTGATTGAAGCAATGGCGAAGCCTGCAAAGACTGATTCTGATACTGTACGGGTTCTAGAGTCAAAAAGCGTAATGATAACGAACCTACTACGGAGCCATTCTGTTTCGATTGCTAAGCATAAGAATTCGCTAGTTTCTCATCGTAAGCGGTGCGATCAAATGTTCGCAGAGTTCCAGGCCTATCTTATGGAGTCTGATACACAGGTGCAGAATGTTCTCAGAATTGCGATAGGTACAGAGGAGGAGTCCGACGAAATTCAGCGGGATTCTGAGACATATTTGCCGGCGCTTGTTTTCTCAAAGGAACGCCTTTCCGATTTGGAGGGGCGCTCAAAGGCCTTTGTGAGCTGGCTTCTAGGGGCGGCGGAGGTGCGTGAGGGGGGTGACTTGCGTGTAAAAGATCTTATCGATAAGGCGCGCGATAAAGGGTTTTCAGAGAAGTTTGTGCGCGAGTCGCGCGAGGAGATTTTTCAGCCAACTTCCTGGGCCTCCAGATCTCCCCTTATTGTAGGGCTCGTCTGGAAAATCTAAGACCTATAATAAGGATGTCTAGAACGCGAACGCGAAAAGTACATCGTGGTGGTAACCATAATAAATGTATGTATATTCATCTAGGATATAATCAATCCGGTCTTGGAAATCAGTTGTATGTATATGCAGCTGGAGTTGTTGGCAAAATAAAATCAGGATATAAGCTCTGTATGGTGCGATCAGCAGGAAATCCACATTCTGATACGGACTACCGACCGATGTTACTACAGGGTGAGTCTGTTGATAATTCAGATCCAAATTCAATATTAATACATCAACATTTAGGTCAATCTGAAAAATGGGATGACTCGACAATTAAAACTGATGGAATTCACAACTATTATATGGTGGGCCCCCTATACCAAAATTACCAGTCAATAAAGGATGTAATCCCTATAATCCGCAATGATTTCAAGAAGGTATTTGCTGAAAAGTTCCCAGGGTTCAAGGAAACAGTCGATTCAAAATCAGCCTTCGTTCATGTTCGGCGTGGAGATTATACAAAGGCATTTTCGAAGGTTCTTCCAACTATAAAATACTATAAGAGAGGTATTGAGATGTTAAAGACTGCCGGTATTGAAAATATTTATTTACTATCAGACGACCTGAAATGGTGTAAAAAGAGACTTGGAGGACTTGGGCTAACACCATTTGAAGAAGATGATGAACTAAAAACACTCTATTTGATGAGTTTATGTAAGGGAGGTGCTGTTATTTCCGCATCAACCTTTAGTTCGTGGGGTGCTATACTCGGCCCTGATGAAAATAAGAAATCTGTTATTGTTTATCCAAAGAAATGGTTACAACGTACAAATGATAATAATTATCTAGATTTCCCATTTTGGTGGCATGGAATCTAAAGCGGACTCGATATAATTATATAATGGCAGCGCGACTTCTAGATGGTACTGGTTCAGTTGAGCTTCTCGGTACCTTCGGCGATGATCTCACAGTCGTGAATGCGGCTCGTGTTTCTTTTGCAAAGGAGTCAGTTAAGCTCGACGAGAAAGATGTAAAGCTCATCAACTATCTTGCGAAGCATAACCATATTACGCCCTTTTTTCATCCACAGGTGCGACTTCGTCTCAAGATGCCAATCTATGTGGCACGCGAGTGGTTTCGGCACACGGTTGGTTTCGCTCGCAATGAGGTCTCGCGGCGCTATGTTGATACAGTTCCAGAATATTACATGCCTCGGCGTGGTGATCTCAGAGAGCGCGATTCTAACAAGAAGCAGGGTTCAAAGACGAATGCAGTAGACGGCGAAGATCTGTGGCGTGCATGTATCAAAAAGAACTGTGACGAGACTGTTGAACTCTATGGTGAGCTTCTAGATAATGGCGTGGCCCCAGAGGTGGCGCGCGGTATTCTTCCGCAGTCAATGTATACAGAGTTTATTGAGACAGGCTCACTCTACGCCTATGCGCGCCTTTGCCGTTTGCGACTAGATCCACAGGCTCAGGTCGAAATTCGGCAGTATGCAGAGGCACTAAGCAAAATGCTACTAGAAAAATTCCCAGTTTCATGGGCTGCACTATTTTATTCTGCGTCAGAGTCAGCGTAGGTAATATCTATAGTATTATCCTTACGATTGTAGCGGCCTAGATAGTTAAGTCGCATATCATACACCTTGTCCTTCAAACTATTCAAATAGACAATTCTATTATCTATTTCAATCTTTCGGACTTTTACAGTAATAATCGTTGGATCTTCATTTAAAGGCTCAATAAGAGTGTTTGTCTGAGAGGACGGTGGCTTAGCTTGCGTCTTGGGCTGCGGCTTAGCTCTAGTCTTTTTTACTACCTCTGGTTCAGCGACCTTTGGCTCTGCAGGCTTTGGCTCTGCAGGCTTTGGCTCCGCGGCCTTTGGCTCCGCAGGCTTTGGCTCCGCGGCCTTTGCGACAATCTTTGGCTTTCGTTTTGTAGGAGCTGTAGGAGCTACTGGAGCTACTGGAGCTACAACAGGCTCTATCACTTTCTCAACCTTCTTTCTAGGAGCCATTTCTACCGTATTGTTCTCGGTATCTTTATAGGCCTCTTCAGCAATTCGTTCCGCCTCTTCTGAAATAGTCCAGCCAGCCTCTATCTTCGATTCATAATAAGACCCCTTGTAAATACGACTCCAGTTTGGAATCGCCTCTCCTACGAGTCCATGTACCTGTTCTGATTGATTTTGCATAGTACCCTTCCACTTCTCTAAAAGTGCAGGAATACGTCTTGTGCGCTCAATACATGAACTACATAAACTTTCCTCGGTAGGATTCTTACATCGAGTTGGAAGAAAGAATCCAAACTTTGGTTTATTAGTAAACTTCAGTTGTGGCACATTCTTTTTTTCTAGAGTATGTCGCGCTTGACACTGCATGTTAGTTTTATAGAGAATCATAGGATTTCTCAAATTTTATTCGTTGCAGCCGGCACCCGTCTAAATTTGACGGGCTCTTGTGTATGCTTGAGAAGTATAGAGAATGTCTGTTAACATCAATCTTACGATCAGCGATACCACTGGAAATGTTATCCTGGCTACACTTATTGCGTACATGACAGTATATCTTCATATTTCGATTTATAATAATGTACTTGTTCTTTCAGTTCCTCTCACGATTGTTCTTGTTGCTCTGAGTGTCTGTTTCGGCGCCTTTAATGTCGCTATTAATCGGCCATGCAATTGCCCCCCTGTTACTTACTATGAAGATGAAAAGCTATATCCTGATACGGATGAGCCTGTAACAGCTGATGAGATCGTCGAGGAGGATGTTGAGGATGAGGCCGAGGAGGCCGCCGAGGAGGCCGCCGATGAGGCCGCCGAGGAGGCCGCCGATGAGGCCGACGATGAGGCCGACGGTGAGGTCGATGATGAGGATGAGGTAGTGAAGAAGAGACTTGATGTTCTCCTCGGTCGCACACCTGTAAAGACTGAAGAGCAGATTGAGGCCGATAAGGTTGCTCAACGCAATCTTGTTATCGAGCAGCTGACTAAGTGGTCTAATAAGATAAAGGAGGGCCACACTCCTAATTAACAAGGCAAATGCCTAAATCAATAAAGGCTCAGAGTTCTCGCAGAAGGGTCAGTTGTGTTAGACCACTTTGGCATCCAAAAAAAGGGAACAGTTGCTATAGTTGCTCCATACAAATCTCTAAAAATACTACGATAATAAAACATCTCAGGAGTTCTAGGAACATTCTCAACAAACTTTATTTTTTCCCATCCAACAGGAACAAGCGTCGCTGTTTTTTCCTGTGCGATCTCGTACCAGGATCTATCACCTGAAACACCATCACTAAAGGCCTCCTTTCTACGCCAAAGAACCTCTCGTGGAAGAGTTGAACCATCATCAAAGGCCCTACGCAAAAGCCACTTCTCGGGTAAAACACCCCTTACAGGTCGGCGATATTCTAGAGGGATTGTCATAACAGTCTGAACGAATCCCTTATCTAAAAATGGTGTCCTCGGCTCCAGTCCCTGCGAAGAGATCGAGCGATCGCTGCGTAGCACATCAAAGGTGTGAATGTTATCAAGAAGACTTACGACCTCTTTCTCATATTCCAAATCACTGGGAGCATTATTTAAATATAAATACGATCCAAAAACCTCATCTGCCCCATCTCCATTAAAAAGTACCTTGCAGTCCGTCCGTCTAGCAACCTCTCTAGCAATAAGCCAATTTCCAACAGAAGCCCGCACTGTCGTCGTATCATATGATTCAATATCGCGGATTACATCTGGAATCGCGGCGAAAAAATCATCCGAGCTCATGACAACTTCGGTATGATCCGAACCGATCCAATCTGCAACAAGGCGTGCATGGGCGAGGTCCGAGCTTCCAGCCATTCCAATACTAAAGGTCTTCAGAGGCGGCGCACCTACCGCCCGCAACTCTTTTGAAACCAGAGAGGCAATAAGACTACTGTCAACACCGCCACTCAGAAGCGCAGCACAAGGTCGCTCAGTCATCATCCGCTTTTTCACAGCCATTTCAAGAGCTCTGCGAACTGCATGAGAGGCCGCATCAACCTCCGAAAAGACTGGAATCTTCATTAAAGACAGTGAATGATATTTTACGCTCCCTTTAATATCAAGATTAAGCATATTATAGACCTCAAATCTCCCCGGTTGAAACGGAAAAACATTAGCCGTTTCCCCTATAATAGTCTTCATTTCACTTCCAAAATATAGTTGTTCGTTGAGTCCCTTCTTCACAGTATCATTGTACCTCTTGAACCCCTTATAGAGTGGTCTCACACCATAGGGATCACGCGCGACAACGATTTCTCCGAGCTCCTCATCGAGAATAATACACGAGAAGACTCCGTCAAAAAGACGGAACATATTCTCAAGATTTGGCCCTCTAAATTGCTTATAAAGAGCCCCTACAACCTCGCAATCACTCCCGCTCTTACAACCCAGATTATATTTATCATTTAGCGCCTTCCAATTATAGATTTCCCCATTTACAACCCAGGTAATTTTTCCCTGCTTCATAGGCTGCATTCCATTTGAGTTCAATCCATTGATAGCTAAACGCGTAAATCCAATAATTCCGACGCCGCATATATCAACATATTCATGGCCCTCTGGGCCTCGTGGAATAAGTGTCTTTAGAGCTCGGGTATATGACTCTCCCGTCAAGTGTTTTCCGAATATAGCCCATATACCACACATATCTATTTTTAGACTGGTGACTTCTATAAGCCTTTTTGCTTGTAGTTATAATAGATGGACGCCAGCGATAAACTAAGACGCGATATGAGTAAGACCATATACAATAACTATGTAACAATGACTCTATCCAAGCAGGCCGCATGTAATTATAGTACCTGTGTAAGTACACTTGAACTTGCGGGCTGTGTTAAGAACTTCAAAGATTTCGAGCAGCGCTACGAGGTGGCTCTCGGTCGTCAAAATACGGCAACCTGTGCCACCGCTGCGTCAACCTTCTATTTCTAGAGGTACTAAACAGTATCAGACATACTATAAAAGAATGCAGACTGAAAAGACAAAGGAGGAGCGCGTCAAAGAGGGAATTACGATACTCAAAGCACTGCTGAAGACCGGTATTGACTCCGAAGATAGTGGTTCAAAGAGTATCAAAAAGGTAATATCAGAATGGGTTAACACTGGCGAAGAGTTCACAGGTGTCATACCCTTCGCAAGATATGACAGAAACGCACATATTATTCTTCCTAAATACGCTGGCAAGAATGCCACCGCCGTTCTAAAAGTGATTGATCCGTCAGCGTATTCGATCTAATGCTAATCACCTTATCTCTAATCAGAATGGCTTCCGAGAGATCGGGACTCCTCTCAGAAGGTGCTCTTTATGAGACCCTTGCGAGAGGAAACAAAGATCTATATTTCATAGGATCCGGATTTACAGATACAGTAAATCCCTTTGAGACGCGATATGAGCGCGGCCCAGGATTCGTAAATGAACTTCGCCGCACAGTTCCACTTAATGCAGTTGATTTTGGGCGTTCCTGTGAGTTCGAGTTTGATATCGCCGGCGATGTGTTTCTCGAGACAACACTTATCATTGATCTTCCGACATGGTTGCCACCTGTCGAAGCCGGTCTTAACAGGACCTCAGGATATTCCATTCTTAGCAAGGGTGGTACCGCTTATGGCTACACCCGTGGAATCGCCTATTTCCTTTTTTCAAACATTCAAATCTACCAGGATAAGATTCTTCTTCAAGAATTCAGCGGAGATACGCTCTGGGCTTCTAGGCTCTCGCGCGGGGATCTCAATTCAGCCTACCTTGATAATGCTCTTACGGGAATGACAGATGTTTCAGGAGGAGCAGTATCCCTATCAAAACAGGCCACGCCTGGTCGTCTTCGGCTCACTCTTCCAATGATTGGTGGAAAACATGGAATACCCTCGATCGGAATGAAACAGCAGTCCTTTCGTCTAAAGCTAACACTGAGACCTCTAGAGGATATTGTAGAGTGCTCGGATTACAGTATAGTCCGCCCAGCACCATGGAATGTTTCGTCATTTACTGTGAGGCTGCCGAATAAGACTACCTATACCGTTGCACCTCTTCCAAGAGAACGCATAGGAAAGCCACAGATCTTTCTTGAAACGCGCCATGTTTATCTAGATCCGGATTCACGCAAGGGGATGGGAGATGCCACGCACGAGATACCCTATTCAGTCTTTTATGAGAATAATATGACCTTTGGGGGGCTCGATTATTCATCGGCTAACGAGGCGGCGGCGCAGTTTCCAGGTTTTGTAAAAGATCTCGACGCGCAACACACGGCCAGCCGCATTTTCTGGTTTTTTAGAACTCGCGATGATCTCGAACGGGGTCGGCGCTGGGCCACATCATCCTACAATAACCCATATTACCAAGATGTGACCTTTCTCATTGCTGCGCGCGATCGCGAATCTCTCGCTGGCCCTCCAATTTGGAATACTCTTGTACCCTTTGCAAAAGAAAATCGCGATCCTGGATTTACAATTGGAGAAATGAATTGGGATCTGGGAGCATCTCTTGCCACGGAGAGCAGAGTTCCAGAAGGATCTATCAACTTTTCAACGGCTGAAAAACCGGTATTTTTCTTTCATATTCGTCCTCCCAATCTCGATCAGCCTTTTCAAACAGGGGTCGTCGAAGTCACAGTTGTAATTGAAGCCTGGGCCCTTTATTTGATCGAGGGGGGTCGTGGGTATTTTAAGTTTGGCAATTAACAACAGTTATGATAGATGAGTAAACAGCCTCTAGGACCAATAACAACACTCTTGGATCTTACGGATCGTGACTCCCAAGAGAATTATCTTTATCCACTCAGCTCTGAGACTACACGCTTTTCTAGGGCGAAGGAGCGGAAGGTCGTTTCATTTACTCCACAAATTCAAACAATTCTCTTTCGTGGTCCGGCGGCCTTCGGGCAACGTTTCACCTTTGAAATTGGCTCACTGCTTGTCGGCGATTTACTCTATGGTGCCGTTCTAGAAATAAAGCTGGGTCACTGGCTTGATAACAGGACTCTAAATATGCTCGCTGCTGGTGAGCTGGTGTACTCTGATGTATCTCAGGCCTGGGAATATGCAAACGGTCTCGGAGCCTCCTGTATAGCCTTAGCAGAACTCGAAATAGATGGCAAGACTGTTGAGAGTGTCGATGGAGACTTCATACATGCATGGTCTCTCTTGTCAGCAGACTATAATACCCAGGTTGGGGTTGCCTACGATCATATTGGGCGTCTCCCTATTTCTATTCTAAGACAGATCGGAATAGCAAATAGCCCTATACCTACACCTCGCGCCTTTCCAACGGAGGATGGCTATATCCACTGCCCTCTAAGCATGTTCTTCAGTCGTGTGAGATACCAGGAGGCCCTGTCACTCATCTCAATAAAAGAGGGCAAGGTACGATTAAATATAACTCTCAGACCGTTTTCAGATGTTGTTAGACAGATTCGCGGCTACAGAGATACATGCACCTCTGTGCCAATTAACACAACAATCTCATTTACACATAAGGACGGGTCAAAAGTAAATATTCAGACTCTGTCTAGAATTCCCGCACTAGAGAGCGTATCTCTTGTAACAGCTGGGGCTATTCTCGATGGCGATTATCGCTCGACACTTCTCAGAAAACCCTTTGAAGCTCTTCACCGAGAGCTACAGACCTTTTATTTTGACGAGCCGATGAAGTATGCTACAAATAAGCGATCTGATAATCTAATTACGATACAATTGCCGATAGAGGCAAATCACCCAATAGAGGAAATGATATGGTTTATACGCCGTAAGGGAGTTAGTATAAACAATGAGTGGTTAAATTGGAGTGATAAATTGGAGAGTGAGTATCCAGTTGAAAGCGATCCGACTTTTACGACAACACCGCTTCTTTCTTATGCAAAGCTTCAAGTAAATGGAATTACTCTCATAGAGGCCGAGGAGCAGTATTTCAGACAACAAATTGCATCGAAACATCTTGGTGGATATGCGGCATATTCGAATTATGTTTATGGGCTTTCATTTGCTGAAATTCCGGGAATTCATCAACCAACTGGATCTATAAATGGATCTCGAGCGAATTCACTGAGACTTACTCTCGATGTTAAGCCCCCAGGAGGAATTCTTGATGCCTCGTGGGAAATTAAGGTATTTTGTAACGCAATAAATTGGATGCGCTTTGAGAACGGTCTGGCAAATGCAATCTTTGAGGACTAAGTACAGCCATGTACTTTAACTTTAGTACTAGCTGCTACCTTTTGTATGAACTGGATGCTTGGCATGGCCGGCCCTCTTAGCATGAGATGCTTTCTTAATATTATTTGCACTATGTGCCTTATATATATAGGTAAAATAAAAGGCTCCAAGAAATCCTATACCAAGTGGAAGTATAACCCAGAGTGAAAATTTCATTAAGCTAGTATATCCTCGCTCTGTAGTTGTGTCAAATTTCGCGTCATAATTTATGTAATATTCTATAATTGAATAAATCACAAGGATAAAACATACAATTGCTAAAATTAGCCAGGTCCATTTTAAATTAATGAAGGAGGCTGCCATTCTTAATTACAGCCAGGTATTTAATTGGAGTAACTTTAGCTTCTCGTTCTAGCCATCAGAGCCATGTACTTAAATTAAGTACATGGCGGTAATAGCCGTTATATTATTTTTGATATAGCGAGTAGTAAAATTCCTACAATAAGTGAAACTATACATAAAGGCACACATATTGCCCATGCAGTTGCTAATAGTAACATATCAGCTACAGCAACTCCAAATGAGGTATTTGGTGGAATTGTACTAATAAATGGAGTACCTGAAACGCTATATGTAACAGTTGCTAAATATATAAAACTAACTAGAAATATAACAAAAGATATATAGGCTACTGTCTTATCAAGCCCTTTTAATGTAACATATAAATCACTAAACAGGGCTCCCATTCTACTAATACCGCCATTTATTTAAATTAAATACCGCCATATACTTAATTTAAGTAGATGGCTTTGATGGATAGAACGAGAAGCTAAAGTAACTCCAATGACATAAGGCCACAAGGTGGCCTTATCCATGGGGAGTACTTAACTTCAGTACTAGCCGTTACATGGCGGAAGCTGAGCCGTTACCATCTAAAATAAGGAATCAACCTACTATAGAAATGGTTGCCTCGCTTCTGCGAGTTCTTCATAGTGGAATACAGAATTCTCGCCTTCTTCCTCCGAAGGGGCAGCCAAAAATAGAACTCTTTTCAAAGGTCCTTATTCGCGCAGGAAGGTTCACAACGCAGTGGGTCCGTCTCGATTTTGACACAAATCCAACCTTCGGATCAAAGGCGGTTATAACCATTCCTCGAAAGGGGCATCTTGTCGGCCGCATATATTTAGTTACAACAATGCCAGATATTTTCACAATTCAAGAGGCGGTGCAGATGAAGGCTGGCGCTGCCTTTGCTGGCCCCAAATTCACCTGGACGAATTCACTCGGAAATGCTCTAGTACAACAGGCAACAATTGATATTGGTGGAGCTCGTGTGGAACAAATAGACGGACAGCTCCTCGAAGTTCTGGACGATTTCTACACGCCACTTGAAAAACTCAATCTTGTCAATAAGATGCTACAGAGGAATATGACGAATTTTCCCCAATTCTCCACAGATATCCCTGACCCAACATATACGCCACTCCCTTTCTGGTTCAGTCGAGGGGATCCTGGAGTCTATTTACCGGTGGACGCCCTCGCATCCGATCCAGTGAAATTAACCGTTCAGTTCTCTCCCTTAAATGCGCTCTATGTTAGTTCAGCAAAGGTTGCTGTCGACGATACTATGCCCCAGACGGCTGGCTCAGGATATTTTCCGTTGGGAGGCTCGCCCTTCTATGTAAAAGATCCATCTGGAACGCTAATATATGGTCTAGGTGGCTTTCCAACGGTCGCTACGAAGGTGTCTCCAATCGCGGGGGCCATTATGCCAACCTCGCTCCAGCTAGGCGATACCTATATTATGGCTGAATACATATATCTCGATGCCCCCGAGGCGAACAGATTCCGCATTTCCGATATTGAGGTTCCTATTACACAGCATTATGCCTTCGATCCCTTCGATACAAATAGCTCTGTAAGAGCCACGATCCCTCTGAGAATTCCGAATCCAACACGAAATATATTCTTTTACGCCCAGCGCTACGAAGCGCCGATGTTTAATGCGAGTTTTCTCGCAACACGAGACTTGTCAGGTGTCGACGCCTCAGGCGCTCCCTGGTGGCCGAATGCAGCGCCCATTAATTCGCGAGCCCCTGATATTCTAGTACCGGCCTTCCAGTTTCGCGACTCGGAACCGCTTTCCACGGCTATGTTAGTCTATGAGGGCAATCTCATACGGTATGCTACTACAAGTCCATCGATGTTCCGTTCGCTTATACCATCCTATGAAATGAAAAAATCGCCCTTTGTGAATCGGTATTTCTACAATTTCCATTTTGGCCTAAATCATGGAAACACGCCTCCATCCTTACCGTCAGGAGAGGCGAACCTCGATAAGATTCACACTATTTCATTAGATCTCGAGTTCAAACCCTTTCGTGGTGCACCGCACTCTACAGAGGTGCCACGCTATATCATACATATATGGGCCGAGACATATAATGTCTTTCGCGTGTATGGTGGACGCGGTGGAATGATGTTCTCTTATTAGAGCAGCTCGCGCACCCATTTAAGTTTAATATCAGATGCCAGTGCAAAGCCTAATGCTATAATACGTTCCTTCATCTTTGCATCCTTTATATTTGGAGTTAGAAGTTCAATACGAAGACTATCAAGAGTCTCTCTATTATACTTAATAACTCTTTCTACAAATTGGGCGATATCGTTACTATTAACCTTTAATAGTTCAAGATTATTCTTGAATTCTTCACGCAGACTATTTACATACAGATAGGGCCTCTTCGTATTATCAGAACGAATAAACATTGACTTTTTACTCTTATTAAACTCCTGCTCTAGAGCATAAATATATCTATTTATCAAGAGATTCGGATCAGTCTTCCAGAATTGAGGCTTGACATTATTAATACTATTAAAGTATTCAATTGCCTCAGATTCAGAATCTACAAGTCGTTCTGTAACTGTTAATTCGAAATCTGGTTCGCAAATTGTTGAACTATAATAGTTGCGAATTACAGATGCGCGATGCTGTCCGTCAATAAGATATGAAGAAACTACTAGACGCCCATCAGAGGCTTCCTCGTTATATTTTATAATAGTATATCCAGAATCGAGTTTCTCTATACTATTACCAATGGCCTCCTTAATTTTGGAGGCATGGTCTACATCAAGAATTCGATTTCCCTTCCAAACTGGAACCGAAATCAACTCCTTTGCTGACATAACTCTTAGAATAGAACCATCATTATACTTGTGTAGCATTTCAAAAAATAGGACAGGAAGATCCCTGTTTTCAATTTTACAGCCGACCTCAAGACAAATCCAGTACGCGGCCAACTACACCATCAATCATACAATGCTCTATGTTAGAAATCTCAGGTATAGTCATGGGCGCCCTAATATTTACAACACTATTGTGTAGATTCGAGTCTGCCAAATAAACACCCCTATCTAGAACTGCAATAGTATTCTCAATTATACCTTTCATACCAATTGGAAGACTATAAAGAATATCACCCTTTAGAAATTCGTCAATACGAATACTTTTACTGAGTTCTCCCTTATTTACAGGTATTAGCCAATTCTGAGAATGAGCGTCATAGACAATAAACTTAGGAATTCTACTGTAACCAGCGTAGAGAGACCAGCCGCCCTCAATAAATCCATTCGATCGCCGAACAGGAAACGAGGGCAACAAGGCCTCTGTGAATTTACTAAGCTCAGCATGTTTCATTGCATATTTAAGAGGTACAAGACCCTCTCGGTGCATGAAGGCGTTCGAATCTCTAATCGCGGATCCATAACACTTACAACAGGCCTTCAGACCAAGACAGTGGCTGATCTCAAATATATCTAATCCATCTGTATCAAAACAGTAGAAACAAGTATTAGGCGTCATTGCCAGCGATTGTGGAGACAGTGCTAGTGCGGGTTGACCCATTTTTCTTGTAGTAGAAAATCTCCTTATTCAATTTTTCCTCAGGAGTCCGTTGTGTAAATGGGAATTGGCTGCGAGAGTTCTTAAACAGAGTCCCAATATTTTTAGTCCCATTTCTCCAAGAAACCTTATTCAAATCATTATCATCTAATATGAGACATTTAGACTCCATATCTTATAACTCCCACTAATAAATTTGGATGAAAATGATCGTATAAAGGAATGTACGAATGTCATCTCTACTTATTGTTGAATCACCTGCAAAGTGTTCCAAAATCCAAGGATTTCTTGGACCTGGTTGGAAGGTTATTGCTACAATGGGGCATATCAGAGCACTTGATGAGGGCCTGGACGCCGTAGGTCTAGATCGTGATTTTGATCCGCGGTATGTATTTATCAAGGATAAGAGTAAGGCTATTCAACAGATTAAGGCCTGTGCGAAGGAGGCGAAACAGGTTTATCTTGCCTCAGACGATGACCGTGAGGGCGAGGCCATCTCTTATTCCGTAGCTGTCCTACTTGATCTCCCAGTCGAAACTACACCCCGTATTGTGTTTCATGAGATTACTAAGGAGGCCATCACAACAGCTCTAAAGAATCCCAAACGGCTGGATATGAACCGTGCCTTCGCACAGCAGGGTCGTGCGATTCTAGATATGATGGTAGGCTTTACAATTTCACCTCTACTATGGAAGTTCGTCGGTGCAGGCCTATCTGCAGGAAGGTGTCAGACACCGGCTCTCCGCCTAGTAGCCGAACGAGAGGCTGATATCACGGAGTTTAAGAGCGAGGTTACTTGGATTGTCAGTGGTACCTGGAATAGTAGTGCTGGCTTCGATGCGAAACTAGAGGACCCTCTTGAGGACCAGGAATCGGCTATGAACTATCTTGAAAATATTCACAGTGATCCAGAGGGTATTGTGACAGCAGCCGAGCAACGCGAGACATCGATATCTGCACCGAAGCCTCTTATCACATCAACACTACAGCAGGAGGCATCCGCCCTTTATGGTTCACAGCCAAAGAGGACAATGCAGATCGCACAGCGGCTCTATGAATCAGGGTATATTACATATATGCGAACTGATTCTGCGATTCTATCGGATGAGGCTAAGAAGGCAGCCGAGGCCTATGTTCGTACGACCTATGGTGAAAACTATCTTGCGAATCAGCTTCGCGCAACCAAGAAGAAGGTCGCGGGAGCACAGGAGGCACACGAAGCTATTCGTCCTACACATATTGAGTCGGTGGATCTTCCAGAGGGCGAGGACTGGTCGGCGATTGACCGTAAGATATACAAGCTTATCTGGAACAGAACTATTCAGAGTGTAATGGCCCCTTGTAAGGGTGAGGAGCGTACCGTAAGATTTCTCGCAACTGGTGATCCGAATGAACTAGTCTGGAGGGCTGTCTGGGAGCGAACACTCTTTCAGGGATGGAAGAAGGTCGCGCAACCTCTAGCGGATCTTGACGATGATGACGGTAAGGAGGTCGGTGTAGCACCATCAGGGGCCTGGACTCTAGGCCAGAGTCTCAAGGAGGGTTCAAAGATTACTTGGAGCGATCTCAAGACAGCTCCAAGGGATACAAAGGCGGCTGGGCGCTACACAGAGGCCACTCTTGTTCGCGAACTTGAGCGGCGTGGGATCGGTCGCCCAAGCACCTTTGCATCACTTGTTGGGACGATTCTTGATAAGGAGTATGTAGTAAAGCGAGATAGTCCAGCGAAGGAGATTCGTGTAACGACCTATCAGATCAGTTCGGTTGGCCAGTGGCCCCCTACAAAGATAGAAACGGTAAAAAAGTCTGGGGCGGAAAAGAATAAGCTGGCGCCAACGGATCTCGGCAAGTCCGCTCTAGAGTTCTGTATCCGCGAGTTTGGAAGCCTCTTTGACTATGGATTTACTTCACAGATGGAGGAACGTCTCGACCGTATTTCGGATGGAAAGGAGTTTTGGAAGGATTTATGTCGTGATACATGGGGGACCTTCAAGGATCACTATGAGGAACTAAAGGCACAGAAGGGCTCAGCCCCCACGGCCGCGCGGTCAATCACCTTTGAATCAGGTATTAAGGCCGTGCAGTCAAAGAAGGGTCCGATCCTTCTAATCGAAGGAGCAAACAAGGATGATACTGTGTTCTATGGTTGGCCCGAGGGAATCGCCTTCTCTAAGATAACAGAAGCAGAGGCGAAGGCACATGTGGATAAGCAAAAGAAAGATAAGGAGACTACTACTATCGGTGAGTATGATGGAAAGCCAATGACGGTGCGGACCGGTCCCTTTGGCAAGTATGTCGTCTGCGGTACTGTTAACATTCCGTGGAAGGATGGCGACACTGCTGATACGATTCGCGACAGGATCAAGGAAAAAGGAGAAAGTGTTCTACATACCCTAGGAGACTTTGAATTCCGGCGCGGACCCTATGGAGTCTACATGTTTAAGAAACAGGCTACAGGGAAAAGTCGACAGTTTGTTAGTGTTCCATCAAATGTTGATCCGAAGGTTCTGACAGTGGAAGCTGCGATTAAAATCTATCAAACGGGCCTGCAGCAGAAGGCAAAGGCGAAGGCCTATAAAAAGTAGAATCCCTAAGTAGGGACTGTCTCATGGATAGTAATAATGATATAAGAAATATGCCGACTTATGTCATTAATATGAAGGAGCGAAATGACAGGTGGAAGCGTTTTTCTTCTCAGGAGTCCATCGCCGATTTTAAGAATCTCCACCGTATCACTGCGACGAATGGTAAGAAGCTAGATTTTCGTAAGGACAAACGCATATCAATGAGTACGAAACTGCGTATTTATCGCAATTACCGGCGTTCTCATTATGAGATTGCAACTCTAGGGGCAATCGGTGCAACAATAAGTCACGCTCGCGTCTGGGAGACTTTTTTAAAGTCGGATGCTCCGGTTTGTGTTGTATTTGAGGATGATGCCGTTATAACATCAGAGGATGTCGATAAAATAAACGAGGAATATAAGAAGCTTCCTAGTGACTGGGGTATCTGGGTCTTAGGATATTTTCACAAGACGCTCATTATCGAGCATATGAAGGGCGAGTCAAAGGGATGGGATAAGATCTACAATTTCAGTGGAGCACATGCGTATATCATAACCCGCAAGGTAGCAAAACTACTACTCGAGGATGTTTACCCTATAGATACACATATTGAATTTTACATTACTGGTTCATCAATAATAAAGAATTTTCCTATCGTTCATAATCCGAATGTTTATATCAACTATTTCAGAACCTTCGTAGGACCGCGTGTCAGTACAAGCGACTCCAACACTTCGCAGCATAAAAATAATGGATGCCCCACCTGTGATATACCAGATGACTATAAACAGCTATATAAGCATTTTACAAGGACCAAAGATAAGTCAATGATTGTAAGCGATGTTGTTTATGGCAAACAATCAAATGAGATTCTGACCTTCAAGCACGCTGCAACTAGAAAAAAGAGGGGCGATAAAAAATAGCGAGACCTATTAGGTGTCATAATGACAACACAATGGTATACATCAGATGTTACAATTGTATTTTCAGTATTTTTAGCGCTTTTTATTATACTTTATGTTCGAAGAAATGTCGAGTTTACAAATAAAAATCGCATTGCTCCCTTTCGCGAGCCGCTGGTTCCAGAGACTTTCTGGAAATACTGTAAACCGTCTGATTCACCCTCGGTGGTCTGGATTGTTCGCCATTATGTTCCCGATTTCAAGGCGGGGGCAGAATGTATGGCTTATGATATTAATACATATCTTACTACCGTTCTCGGCTGGAAGGTAACTGTAATTGTACCCTACAGTTCTGTATCAAGTTATGGGGGGGTTCAAATACTCCAGTTCTATCAAAAATCTGAAATAGAGGTTGCTATTTCAAAGGCTCACTATGTTCTTTCACAGTATCAGGTCATTGAAACTGCCGCAATAACTTGTGCGCGTTCTATGAAACCTCTAGTTCTCTTTGCACATGACGATAGTCTCGGTCCCTGGATCGTGAAAGCAAAATCATTACATAACAATGTAAATATTGTGAATAATAGTGAATGGATTGCGAATATAAACCGACAATACAGTCTGAATAGTTTCATTTTAAATCCCCCTGTTGACTGGAAACGCTATATAACCTATAGTGAACGCCGCTATATTACACTAATTAATATGAATGGAAACAAGGGTGTCGAGCAGTTTTATAAGATTGCCGCCGCGCTTCCAGAGTATGAATTTCTAGGAGTTGCTGGCTCCTATGCTAAACAGAATGGAAACCCTCTGAGTTCAAATGTGACTCTTTGGAAGTCACAGTCTGATATGAGAGTTGTTTACAATGTAACAGGTATTCTCTGTGTCCCATCGAAGCATGAATCTTGGGGACGAGTTGCAATTGAGGCCTGTTCTTCTGGAATTCCTGTAGTTGCATCGCCGACTCCTGGATTAAAGGAGGCACTCGATTACTCCGGAATTTTTGCGGAACGCGATGATACCGATGCCTGGGTTCAGATAATTCGCAAATTAAAGAGGGATCCGCTCTACTATAAAAAGTACTCGGAACTCACTTCAAAACGGGCTCGTGAATTAGATCCAAAGCCCCAGCTAGATCGCTTTAAGGTCTGGCTTGAAGAGCTTAAAAATTGAAGGACTGGGAAACTACCTCTCCAAGATAGTAATGAATTCTACAGCAGTCGGTGTGAAGGGTTCTGATGTCTATAGCGGCTATGGTGTTAAGTCACCTCTTGTTGTTGCCTATACGAAGGCCGTACGTGGGGCTTCGTATGAGGATATCAACAAGTGGCAGGATCTTATTCTGTCAACGGGGGCCAACAAGGCATACGAACATGCAGCGGTTCTCGCCTTTCAGACACGCGATATTCGTGGTGGAAAGGGCGAGCGTGAGGCCTTCTATAAGATGTTTAAGAACCTCTGGAGCTACGATGTTGATCTGGTGGCCTCGTTGATGAAACTGGTTCCAGAGTATGGTGGCTGGATGGATATTATGCATTTTAAGAGTGATGCTATGACCCCTACAGTTCTCCAGATGACAATGAATCAGATGATTCTAGATCAGCTGCTGGAGGACACTGCTGCACTTCATAGTGGAAAAATCACGGAGCTATCGCTTCTTGCAAAGTGGCTTCCTCGCGAGGGGAACAAGTATGATTCCATGGCAAAGGAGCTTGCACTCTATATCTGGGAGAAGGACCCTCCTGGTCGCATCGCCAGTAACTACATGTCCTCATACCGTAAGCGCGTTTCAGCCTTGAATCGTGCCCTAAAGACAGTCGAGGTTCTCGAGTGTGCGAACCGCTGGGATGAGATTGATCCTAAGATGGTGCCTGGACGCGCCCGTGAAATCAAGATGGCGGCCTATCTCAATGAGACAAAGTACAAGACGCTTCGGCACCCTGGTAACCCTGGACGCATGGCCTGTCGCGCGAACTTCAAGTCGTTCTTTGAACGAGCGGCACGGGGTGATGTAAAGATCAATGGTGTGGACTCTATCTATCCGCACGAGCTCGTAAGGAAGATCTTGGAATACTCATCGCCAGATGAGATTAATGCGCGAAATGCTCTGTGGGATTCAATGCTAGAGCGGGTTCGTGCACTGGGTGGACTAGGCTCTAGTGTTGCGATGTGTGATTTCAGCGGGTCAATGCGTGGCCTACCGTATGATGTCTCTATGGCGATGGGCCTTATGATTGCATCACTTAATATGGGCCCTTTTAAGAATAAGTTTATGAGTTTCGACTCGACTCCTCAGTGGCATACGATTCCTGAGGGCGCCTCCTTGCGTGAGGCAATCTATTCAATTGGCGACAACCTGGGCCAGGGTCTTAGCACAGACTTTCAGAAGGCGATGGATCTCATTCTAGTAACGCTAAAGGCTGCGCGTGTAAAGCCTGGCGACGAGCCGAAGAATCTGATTGTGATTACTGATATGGGCTTCGATAAGGCCTGTTCGTCAGATGAAACGAGCGACTACACTGGCAACAGTTACCGCAATGTAGTAAAGACGGCTCCATGGCAGACGCACATTCAGATGATTCGTGAGAGCTTCAAGCGGGCCGGCGAAGAGATGTGGGGCGCAAGTGGAGCTTGGACGCCACCGACGATTGTCATCTGGAATGTGTCTAGTTCATACACGGATGACTTTCATGCAAAGGGGAATGAGGAGGGTGTGATGATGCTTTCAGGATGGAGCCCAAGTCTATTCAAGGTCCTTTGTGAGAAGGGTCCTCAGAAGATTACGCCAGAGGATGCAGTTCAGTTTCAGCTGGATGATATTCGCTATGATCCTGTGCGTAAGGTTGTTGCAGAGTGGGTTGGGAGTGGCTGGCGAAATCTGTAAAGACCAGTAGCGCCATGTAACGGCTAGTACTGAAGTTAAGTACTCCCCATGGATAAGGCCACCTTGTGGCCTTATGTCATTGGAGTTACTTTAACTTCTCGTTCTAGCCATCAGAGCCATGTACTTAAATTAAGTACATGGAGGTACTTAATTTAAGTATTAGCCGTTATTGAAAAGTAAAAATGATTTTTAGACCAGCGGGTAACGGCTAGTACTGAAGTTAAGTACATGGCGGTATTACAAACTGGCACTTTTTTATATAGCTTCGCCTATAAAACATCTTTAGAATACACACTCAATCAGTGTATAGCCAGGAGCCTCATTTTCCATAGAGATCACATCACGCGCCCAAGTTCCTACCATCTCCATATTTGACCCATGATAATCACCGCCCCCACGCCCATTTCCCTCGGCGGTTAGAAGAGCCAATGGGTGTAGACCATTTACCTTTTTTTCAATGTATACCTTCTTTGTGTGGTTCACAATGTAGGGATATGATACAAGTGGCTCCTTATATTCAAACTTATTATATTCAAACTTATATTCAAATGGTTCCTTTACCTCACACATCTTGAATAGATTTTTCTCAGAATCAGGCTCCTCATCAGCGTAATCTCCAGCCCACACTAGGCGACTCTTGTAGAACATTCCATTTGGACCAATTAGATTCTCAACAATCTTCATAAAATTGTTACCAATACATGAATGCTCTGTTAGTTTCATACCATTATTATACATTCCTGCATCCAAATAGGTGCGAATGTATTCCTTGTCTGACTTTTCGGCAAGAATAACTGTTAGATAATACTGACCCATTTTTTAAATATTATATTGGATTTTTTGAGATTCAATTTTTTTTGAGATTCAATTTAGTGCTTGTAAAACAAGCACTAAAAAAATACCGAGTTAATCCTTCCTTTGGAAGGATTACGAGGGCAGTTTATTACAATGGCTAAAGCCATTGTAAAAAAATACCGAGTTGTGCTTTAGCACAACGAGGGCAGTTTTTATGATAGCTTTTAGCTATCATAAAAAATACCGAATACTGCCCCTTGGGGCAGTATGAGGGTTATTATTTTTAGTGCTTGCAAAACAAGCACTAAAAAAATACCGATTGCGGGGCTCGAACCCGCGACCCTCAGGTTAAAAGCCTGATGCTCTACCAGCTGAGCTAAACCGGTTGGTACCAGCCTAGCAAATCTCTTGACGAGATGAGCTAAACCGGTTGGTACCAGCCTAGCAAATCTCTTGACGAGATGAGCTAAACCGGTTGGTACCAGCCTAGCAAATCTCTTGACGAGATGAGCTAAACCGGTTGGTTTTCCGATACCGGGAATCGAACCCGGGTCTAGGGGGTGAAAACCCCGTATGCTAACCGTTACACCATATCGGAACAAGATACTCTCTCTGGCGCCCACCGTTCAAATTTTTTTCGCGCGGTTAATTATAACATGAACCTTTTTGTGACACTTTATGTTGCTCTCCTTTTCGTCGTCCTCACGCCTGGCGTTCTCCTAACGCTCCCCAAGGGCGGCTCAAAGCTCGTCGTCGCCGCCACGCACGGCCTCGTCTTCGCGCTCGTCTACCACCTTACGCACAAGCTCGTCTGGAAGCTCTCGATGCACCTTGACGGCTTCCAGGATGCTGCGCCCGTAGTTAACAATGTAGCCGCCATGAAGAAGGATGGCTTCAGAATGAAGCACTAAACAGCTGTTAACATAATAATACGATAAAACTCAATAAAAATAGTTTCTAGATCACCTCTTGGATTATTTAGAAACTATTGGCGTATTACCCGGCATTTCCTTTTTAGCAGAGCCCTTCTTATATGGCTTATATGGTATTGGTGCTAGTATAGGAAGAATAGGTAAGGGAAATGTTCTGTATTGTGCGATCGGAATCCATGGTCGCGCAGGAGTCCATGGCATTTCCTCTAAATTTGAAATAACAATATTAATGTGCTAAATCAGCACACATGTCTCGTCAAAGAGATAATGATCTCGATGAAGATTTTGAAGTCTCAATTGGGCTTTCAGATATAGAAAAGGAGGACGAGGCTGTCATCGGTGCGCTAAGCAAAGACTTCAAGAAGATAGAAATCAAAAAGCCAAAATACAGGTTGAAACGAGAAATAAATTTGAGATATCGTAAGCCTCTACCAACAACAACAACAAAATGTCGGATATCCTTTACTTCCTCGCAGTTATTGCCGTCTATATTGCCTGTTGCACCGAGCCAGCGACTATGAAGATTATGGTCTACCGTGGTGAGCCCCTTATGGGAGAGGCAATGATCTATAGTATTGTCGATAAGAATGGGACAGTCTTCTCCCACGATAAGTGCTACGACGACATTGAGACCTGGTGCGATGGGATGATTGAGGCGGTCGGTGCTCCACTGTATTTGTTGACTGATAGCTACTACGGAAACAATGAGAATGTTACGAGAATCGCTAGTTGCCAGCAGAAGATGGCAGCAGTTTCTGGGTGGTGATTTGCAGCTCTCGAATGAAAAATTGAGGAAACCTACCTCATATTTTTCATGTAATGGAACTAACAAGAGAACAACTTCTCGTCGATGTTCTAAAAAAGAAAACTTTGAAGTCTGTTGCCGACACTCTTAATGTAGCACAGGGAACTATTAAGCGATGGCAGGAGCTTGGAAATGTACCTTCACAGTATAGGTTTGACCTTCTTCGAATGCTATCGTCAACTATAGATTACTCTCAGTATACATCAAAAGAGAAGGATCAGTTCTTTACACCTGTCGCCCTGGCAGAATATTGTTTGAAGGTTTTCAAGGAGAAGGTCTCATCCGATGGATATCGATTTATAGAGCCGAGTGCGGGTGATGGAAGTTTCCTAAAGCTTCTACCGCCAGATTCTATTGGCCTTGATATTGAGCCGCGCGCCCCAAATATTTTGAAACAGGACTATCTTTCATGGCTTCCTCCGCCAAATCAACAGTATATTGTCTTTGGAAATCCACCCTTTGGACTTAGAGGTCATCTTGCACTAAAATTTATAAATCACTCTTTCCAGTTTGCAGACTATGTCTGCTTTATTCTGCCGCAGCTTTTCGAGAGTGATGGAAAGGGTTCACCTAGAAAGAGGGTTGTTGGCTATAATCTGATTCATAGTGAAAAACTCTCGGCGAAGTTTCATACACCTGAGGGATCCAATGTAGAAGTAAATGGGGTCTTTCAGATTTGGTCGAAGAATCAGATAAATGAGGTTTTCGCGATTAAAAAGCCTGATAATAATCTTCTAACAGTGTACTCTCTATCGGATGGCGGCACTGCTTCCACAACAAGGAATAAGGAAATGCTTAATAAATGTGATGTGTATTTACCGTCTACATGTTTTGGAAAGGAAACCATGCGAGTATATGACAGTTTCAATGATCTACCGAACAAAAAGGGATATGGTCTCGTATTTCATGCATTGAAGCCTGAAATGATTGAGAAGACTCGAAAGATTGATTGGGGGGATATAAGCTTTCTGTCAACAAACTCAGCGTATAACCTGAGGACTTCTATCATATATAATGCACTTGCTATTAAACCGTCAACATGAAGTACTAGCCATTAACCGGTCTAAACCCAAAATTTTTATTACAATAAGATATAAATGGGTAATGGCGCCAGTGTGATAGAAGGCTCTTGCGTTTCACTAGCGCCTTTTCCAGATCTAACCAGTCATACATACATTGTTAAGCGGACCTCTGGAGAAAAGGAAAATGGATGGATTATTGCAAAGCCTCCAGTTGGAGCTGGTTATCCTTCATGGCTTGATAGACATGCTGTGAAGGATGAAAACAATGGCTGGCGTATTTTTATGCATAACAACGAGAGCGATCCTAACCTCTTTCTATGCGGGTGGCGGCGGCTTGATTCAATTGAGCCATCTATTTTAGACTCTGACCTTATCACTATTGATGAGTGGAGACAGACGCTTCTTAACCTTCTCGATAGACTTGACGCTGACCGTTTAAAACTAGAAAAGACAACTACCGCTAAGTACTTAGACCCGTGATTATTTCAAACTGGCACTTTATAGATTAAAAGATGAACGGCATTTCCTACTTGAACGACCTGCTCTTTTCTATTCGCCGTTAATCTCTTCTACGAGTTTTTGTACTATCCTAGTGTAGAAGCTATGTGTGTGATGTAGTTTGTTATCCCAAAAGTCGGAGTCGTTGCCATGTGTTAGCTCATTAATAACTATTTTCAGATAGGCTCTTAACTTTACGACAAGTGTTAACGGTTTAACCTTATAATTATATCGCCACATCTTTCCCCCTTTTTCAATCCATACACGAGATTCGCTATCTGTTGCAGGCCGTATAACTTTAGAAATATGTATGAGTCTCTTATTACTATCTGTTGTTACAATTAAGACTCCAGGAGAGAGATCTTGGATTGAAGCAATATTTGATCCTATGATACCGCTATCATGTCCCACATTCATGTCGTTTATCGCCTTTCCGCTAATACTGTAGCGGTTAGAGTATGAGATTTTTACAGACATTTATCCTGATAAACACCTTTTACTGTGTATTATTTCAATTTTACAGGGGGAAGTGGATATATGTTTATTCGCTATCTGGCTAAAGTGCCGGTTTGAAATGTTCGGCGGTCTAAAATAAGTACTTGGCACTAATAAAAAAGATGGATTGTTCCACCGAATCCTTAGTCACCTACATAGCGACTGCCATTTATGCAAAAGCCATGAATGGGGCAACTAGTGCGCGGGCGACCACCACGCCACTCGGGTTTACTTACCTTCTCACAGCAGAGGTAGTGGTACTCGCCAGTGAGTGCCTTCTTCTTGAG